AATAAGCAGCCCTGCACCGCAGAAGCGGGGCTGCTTTTATATGGCGCATGGCGCTTTTTCTAGGCATTGAGCGCTGCAAGCAGGGCCGGACCCTGTATGCGCCGAGTTGAGTTTTCCATGGAAGCCGGTACGGTCAGGAAATCAGCCGTCCGGCATAGCGGAATGGTGCTGTACAGCAGCGTCCTCCTTTCCGTTCAAGCCCGGTGAAAGACCGGGCTGCCATTTCCGCGAAAGACGCACCCGCATGGATTTGACGGGAACGGGTGCGCCGCAGCATGAGCGTAGAAATGCCCTGTTTGATCCGCCCAGGACAAAAGCGGTAGGCCACTGCAATGGCCGCCCTGCCCGGTACTCTCTTGCCGGGCAGGATTGATATGCGGACGCATAATGGATGAACCTGCTTCTGACCTAATCCCCCATGAGCAGGAGTACCAGTTCGATGCTGGTCGTCCGTGCAAGAAAAAGTGAGGAAAGCGAAATGAAACTTGAATGTCTGACACCGGAATTTCCGCAAGGTGCAAGAGTTTACAGCGTGGATGGTGTGGCACCCTCACTGCTGAACAGTGCATCGGCTATGAGATCGCAGGCGATTCTGGTCAGCGGGGGGGGGGCAGCATGAAAATCTGTGAAAGCGGGCCGGTAATTTGCAGAGCATCCGGTCAGGCATCGGCGGACACACTGAACGAAACTTGCCCATGCCTAACGTGCGACCATGAAGCGCCTATCGTGGCCGGGGCGTACTGTATGGCTGGAAATTTCGTTGACCGGAATACCAATCAGAACGGATGCGGAGTAAGAGAAAACGCTTCGTTCACACTGAACACGGTGGACCGGCACGCCGTTGCCTACGATGCAAGACATCACTGTCTTGGTGGAGAGGTCAGCGGAACACTTCAGGCAAAGGGAGAAGGAGGATGGAGTTTGAACTACATAAATCCGGTGCTCCAACCGCTGCCTGAAAATACGGTCGGCATCGACCTCTACAACGGAGCCGTTACTGGAAACACTGCGGCTACGCTCACGAAGAAAAATGATGGCACATCAAGCGGCCCGGAAGTTGCCCAAAGAAAAACGCCGGACTGGATCGTGCGCAGACTGATTCCGATGGAGTGTGGCAGACTGCAAGGCTTCCCGGACGGATGGGCAGAAATTGAACCACTGACCGACTTGCGGGAACTGCCGTTCTGGCGTGAGGTCTACACAAAGGACTGCGAGATCAAGGGGAAAAAGCCGAACCGGAAGATGATGCAGGCAGACAGCGAAGAAGGCAGGCGTGCCCTGATGCGCTGGCATGATGGCCTGCACAGCAGGGCGGCAGAGTACGCAATGTGGGGCAACGGAATGGCGCTACCAAACGCATTGTTCTTTGTAAAGAACGCGTTCCGCGAACTGGGAAAGCCGCCCGGAGAAATAAAGCTGGGAAGCCTGTTCGATGGAAGCGGAACAATGCCGCTGTGCGCCGCAATGTGCGGCGGGCATCCGGTCTGGGCAAGCGAGGTAGAGCCGTACCCCATTGCTGTTACAAAGACGCATCTGCCGAACATGAAGCATCTTGGAAGCGTTACGGACATCAAGGGCTTTCTGATTGAACCGGTTGACATCATAACGTTCGGAAGCCCATGTCAGGACTTGAGCATTGCAGGAAAACGTGCCGGACTTAACGGTGCCAAATCTGGATTGTTCTGGGAGGCAATACGCATTATCTGGGAAATGCTGCTGGCGACCGGCGGAAAATATCCACGGTTCGTCATCTGGGAAAATGTGCCCGGTGCCCTGTCATCGAACAAAGGAAAGGATTTTGAAGTTGTCCTCAACGAATTACTACACCTCAGAGAGTTTGCCGGAGGTAGAGCAGATCAGTCTATTCTCCAACATGGCAAGTGGGGGGGCTTCGCAAACTACGGAGCTGTTGCCTATCGAATTGTCAATGCTCAATGGTGGGGAATCCCCCAGCGCCGGCGCAGAGTATATGCTGTCTGCGATACTCGTAGAGAATCCGCCGGAGTGGTCGTTTTTGAGCGAAAAGGCACTGAATGGAATTTTGAACCGTGCATCCCGCAGGGGGAAGAAGTTACAGGACTTACTGCTGACTGCTATTCATGGCATGATCGAATGGTGGCAACAAAACCCTGCGGGGGGGGGCAGCGGGAAGCCTACACAATGAAGATCCGCAGCGGATGTGACGGCGGAGGAAAGGGACCGCTTGTCCAAGAAGAACTTTCGGCAACATTGGCAACGCACCAAGATCAGACGCTATTTGAGTTAAGAAATACGGTGCTGAATGGCCAGGACGGCGGTTTCATGGAAGTTACGCATGGGATGACCGGAACACTCCGAGCACAAGAGCATGGGCACGCACCAATCACATTCGACAAAACAGAAGGGAACGAAAAGACGTGAAGGTAGAAACGATAAGCAAGGCAATCATTGCGGCGCTTCTTGCGGCGGAACTTGCAAGCTGTACGAAAGCCGCTCTGATGCAGAACCGGATCACGGATCTGGAAACACAGAGGGATATCTACAAGTCCATGTACGAGGACTGGAAAGGCGCGGCAGGCGAAGTTGCCGGGTATGCAGATACCCTGCGGGATTCGCTGAAAGCGCGGGACCGGTTGGATGGAAAGTTACTGGTAGAGGATGCCGGAGACTTCCTCTGCACGGCATACTGCACCGAAAGGCGGGAGCACATCTGCGGAACCGGAACGGGAATTACCGCCAGCGGTGCGCCGGTGGAAGCTGGTGTGACCGTGGCGGCAGACCCGGATATATTCCCATTCGGCACGGTTCTTTACATTGAGGATGTGGGCGTAAGGATCGTTCAGGATCGTGGCAGCGGCATCCAGGGGAAGCACCTGGATGTTGCCGTGCCCGGCACCCACAAGGACGCACTGAACTGGGAAGGATGCGGAAAACACAGGGTCTGGATCATCAAAGAGGGAGAATGAAAATATGGATGGATTTGTAAAAACGCTGGGCATTCTGATGGTTTTGGCGGCTGTGGCACTGTGGGCAGCATTGATTTTCTTTGTGCCGGCCGCACTGATTAAATTCCTTTGGCTGTATCTGGTGGCATGATGGACAATGAAACACTGACACGGATCCTCTCGGCACGGTTTATAACGTGTAATGAACAGACCCGAAAAGGCAGTAAAGGCTGCACGAAAGAGTGCAAGCTCTATGAGCTACAAGAGCCGGGCATGACCTGCCGGGACAGTGTTCTTCTCCACGCAGAGGAAGCAAAGAAAATTTTGAAAATAAGATCGCACAACTCCTGACACAGGCCGCCCGCTGCGGCGGCCTTTTTCGTGAGCATGGGAACAGGCCCGACCCGGTTCAACTCCGGGATTGCCCAAAACTGAAAGGAGAATGCACCGATGCAGAGGTATTACATTTTGCTGAAAGCGACCGGTGCTGGTGGGTGGCCGGGTTGGCTGCCGTACCGGCTGGATGCGGCCAGTGCTGAACAGGCTGTTGAAAAAGCCAAAGAGCAGGCCGAGAATCATTACCCGGAGTACGAAAAGTTTGAAGTTCAGGCTATCGAAATCGAAAGGAGAAGCAAATGAAGCTGGCGGCGATTGCAAAGCTCATTAAGACTGACGAGTATTGCAAACTTTACAAGGTGTTCTATAACGATGGTCAGGGGTGTGATCTGTACATCGGAACAAAAACAGCAATCTTCCCGCTGACGGATTTCCCGAAAGCACAAAACGAAAGGGAATTGGCGGCTCTGCTGGGTATCAGCGAAAAGGAATGGAACGATATTCATTTTGAAAGTGACTGCCCGGACGATATTCGGAACATTGAAGGCATGAACCTTGACGATACAGCAAGTGGCGAGCTGGACTGCGAAAATGGCAGAATCAGCATCCGCTATTGTGGGTGTAACCTGGTTCCGATGGTTGAACCGACTTCCCGAACAATCGGCTTTGTAGACGCAAAGCAGATCATGCCAGTGGCGGATGAAATGCGCAAGAGCGGCTATTTCAAATACTGTGTGCGGAAAATGGCAAGCGGCGGACGTTACTATGTCATCAAGGATGGTATGATGGTACGCGGTGCTGTAATCCCCGTAAAGCTGGAACCTCTGGCGAAATCTGGGCTGTATGCCATTGCAGACATGGTGAAAAAGACCAAGGACGTTGCCGACGTGGAGGATCTGAGCGATAAAGAGGACGGCAACGATGGCTGACAAGACTGCTACAACCAGAATGTTGCAAGAAAGGTGACAAACAACAATGAGTAAAATTTTGAAATCGCTGGCTCTGGCTGCCTGCACTGCTACACTGTGTGTAACGATGACCGGGTGTGAAGCTGTCAAGGGCGCAGCAACCAGTGAAAAACCGGTCAGGACGGTATATGTTTACCTGCCGGATGGCACTTTACTGGACAAAGGACGGGCAGACAAAGTGAGTTCATTTGTGTACAATGATCGTATTGTGAGAGTCACAATTAACGGGAAATCGTATAAAACCAGCTGGGCCAATGTGGTTTTAGTGGAGGAATAACGATGAGTAAGGTTTTGAAAAGCGTAACCTTGGGCAATGTGAAAAATGGCGGCATCTTCAAGGCGCTGGGCAAGGAGTTCGTGAAGCTGGATGCAGACGAACACGGCTGCCTTGTTCTGGCAAAGGACATTTGGACGAAAATGCCGTTCCGTGAAGGTGACGACCCAGAATGCCCCAACGATCTGCGCCGGAGCGAGATTATGCCATATCTGGGTAACTGCTTGGCAGAGTTTACAAAGAACGGCACTCCGCTGAGTACATTCATTCCGCTCAGAATCGACCTTCAGGACACGACCGGCCAGAACGAATACGGAATCTTTGAAGTGAGGATTGGCCTGTTGACCCTGCGCGGGTACGGAAAATATTGGCGGCTGATCCCGAAGGTAGATGCGCCGTGGTGGTTGGCAACGCCTTACGGTACGCCGAATTGCTCTCCGAGCACCAACAATAACTACTACGTCTGGTACGTCTACGCCGATGGCTCCAACTACTACAGCTGGTACTACAGCTCCTATGGTGTTCGCCCCGTTTTGTGCTTTTCCTCTGCACTCTTGGTCTCTGTCGAGGACGAAAGAGAGGCCGGGTTTTCTCTTGCAAATGTTCCGCTGGATGATCTGCTGGCTGAGATCAAGAGCCGGACGGAGGGTTGACCATGGATGCAGTGAAAAATGACGTGAAGCGGCTGGTCAAAATTGAGCTGGCCGCTGCAAACAAGAAGTTTCGGATGTTTGCAGGGCCGCATGAGGGCGCGGGAATCATCCAAGAAGAAGTCGTGGAAGCTGTGCAGGAAATGAACGGTCTGCGTCAGGAACTCAATGCAATGTGGATGAATGTTTACTCCAACAATCCGCAGATCTCCACGAAAGGCGTATACGACCGGGCTGTTGCCCTGGCCGTGGAAGCTATCCAGACGGCGGCGATGGCCCGGAAGTTTGAGCGCAGCCAACGCCGTCACTGGCCGGGGGCAAAGGAGCCGCACTATGACGAAGAAGAAAAGTGATGCACCGGCAGAGGTCGAAACCATTACGCTGACCATGAGCCGCCCGGTGGCCGAGGCTGTGCAGACTGCCTGCGAGTGGTATCTGCGGCTGCACATGGGACAGTTCTGGGATCTGGCAGAAGACTTGTGCTTTGCAAAATTCTACTCGGACGCGGAAAGCAATGCGTTTCAGAGCGAGGAACAGCGTAAAAACGCTTTTAATGTTGCGATAGACCGCAGAAATACCATGCTGCTAGAAATGGAACGGCTGTACAGCAGATGCGTTCTCCCCGCCCCGACCTCAGACGTAATGAAGGCGCCGTACCGGGCAGAACAGGTATGGCTTGTCATTCGCCACGCCTTGGCATGGCATGACAAGCCGGAGGGCGACTGGATGAATGTGGAGTTCGATAAACCACTGAACCGTTCGGATCAGCCGCAGCCGACCATAAAGCTGACCGAAGTGCAGGACAACACAAAGCCTGCCTGTGATGGCTGATGCGCAAAGTGTGGGGGTGCACTGAAATGAGTGCTGCATTATTCGATCTGGACAATGATGGAACGCTGGAAATCCTCATATCCAGAGCAAATATCAAGAAGATAACACGGGTGACGGTTGCAGAGCCGGGCAGGAAAACGGCAAAAATCTTCCTTCCAGATGTACCGCCGCTGGAATCAGAATGGGAGCTGAATCCAGGACGGTGCACCTGTGAGCATTTCCGCTGCAAGAAATGCCATTTCATCAACTGTGTGGCCGTTAAATACTGCGGCGAGTGCGGGGCAAGGATGAAAAATGCGGGCGTAAAGCCGGAAGATTTGCCTCTTCCGGCGCTCGATGAAAGGTGAACTTTAATGAGAAAAAAACGGAGCAATGTTTATCTGCAACCGTTGCCGGAAGCAGGTGTTTGCAGAACGGTTCGATGATGGTCGCTTTGACCAGAAGGTGCTGGATGGGTGGGCGCTTGAAACGAGGGACTTCTTTGGAGTTGGCGACTTGTGCCCGGAGTGCTTCAAAGTGTACCGCGAAACGATGAATCGTTTTTATGAAGGTGGCCGACATGGAGGATAAGACAGATAACTCCCAGAAAAAGGAAGAACACGATTCTTTGAAACCTGCAAGGGATGCCATTGCAACTGCTATGCGGGCCGCCCAATTTGCGAAAGCAATCGGCACCCCACTGCCGAAACCACTTAAATGGCAGCGTGAATTCTATGACGCTACCGGTGTGTTTCCATACGGCTGGTATGAGTGCCCGGTATGCGGGTACAGGACAGATTGGGAACCGCACGCCTGTCCGATTTGCCACACACTACTAGAACCGTGACGAAAGGAACACAGGATGATGGAACCTGAAAGAACCTGTTGCACCTGCCGCTGGCATGAGGGCTACACCTGGGTATGTTTCAACGGCAATTCTCCGAACCGTGCCGACTTCACTGACCCGGAGGACACCTGCGAGTGCTGGGAAGTCAGAACGGAAGAAAACAGCATCGGTGACTACGAAGTAAACTAATCAAGCTCTAATCAAGAATTAAGCAAGCCCGTCGTTAAATTGCCGCCCTGACGAGGCGGCAAGGGGCTTGTATGTGTAACTTAATCTAGCGACCACAGAAGAACACAAGCCGGGGAAAGCGGGGGTCAAGGGGGAGAAAACGAGGGCGGGTCTGTATGACTTGACGGAATGGGAAACTTAGAAAGACCTGCCCGGCGTTGTGTCCCCCTTGTCCTGCGAAGCCGTGTGTGTTTGGTCCACAGAAAAGAAAATCCAAGTAGAACTTTGCGGAAGGAGGAAGTGAACGGTGCGGGCATGGTACATTCGGGAGCAGAGACACATTCTTGGAACGTCCGATTATGCAGAAGTGGATCTCTTTGAAACAACGGACAAAGAGCATACCGCATCCGCTCGCCGCAAAAGAGAGCTGGCAACCTCCATTGCGCAGCAGAAGTATAACGACATGATAGCAAGGCGGTATTTCTGTCAGCTGGCCTATACGAATTTCGGGGAAAACGACTGGGCAGTCACGTTTACATACGACCACGACCACCAGCCAGCGCCCGGAGATTTTGACCAGGTAGACCGGGACTGGACGAATTTTACCCGCCGCTTGAAGCGCTTCTGCAAAAAGACGGGGAGGGAAGCATCCAAGTGGATGCAGGTTGCAGAGTACAGCGTGGTGGACGAGAACGGGAAAGTTACCGGCAGACACCACCATCATGCGATCCTGCAAGGCAATCTGACATGGCAGGAGATCAAGGACTTGTGGCGGGACAGCACCGGGCGGCCGATGGGGCTTGTGAAAGTTGAACCTATCGACCTGACCTGTTCCAGCTTTGAACGCCTGACAACCTACATGACGAAAGCCCGCGCCCGTATCCGGCGCTGGCGACAGAGCCAAGGGCTGCAAAAGCCGAAAACCCCGCGTCCGAACGACACCAGATGGAGCCGCAAGCGCTTTGACGAAGCGTTTGCTTTGCCGGATGATCGTGCGTACTGGGAGAAAAAATACCCTGGCTATACTCTGCGTGAGTGTGAGCAGCATATCACCGGCAACAACACCAAGCATTTGATCCTCAAGTTGAAAAAGAAACCGGAGACCCGGCGGAAGAACAGGAGAAACCAGCCATGAGCATGAGATTGGAACTTTCTGACCTGCCGCCACGCTACCGGGCACAGGCGGAAAAGCAGCTTGCACAGAGAAGGTGCGGGGGCAAAGCTGCACCTGCATCGTTGGAAGCCGCTGTGAATGCCGCCAGATCGACCGGACACGAGTTTGACAGCCGGGGCGAGTATGACTACTACATGGGAACTGTTCTGCCCAAAGTCCAGAGTGGCGAGGTCGTGAAGGTAGAGCTGCACCGCAGGTTTACTATGCTGCCGGAAAAAGAATACGGCAATGTGAAGCTCCCGGCGGCGCACTATACCCCGGATTTTGTGCTGACCTATGCTGATGGCACGGTTGAGGTGGTGGAAGTGAAAAGCAAATTCACCCGGCGGCAGCAGCGTGATTACATCCACCGCCGCCGTATGTTTATCGATCTTGTGGCAGAACCGCAGCACTGGCGGTTTATTGAGCATATCACGCCAGATACGGCGGAAGAAATCAGAAAGTGGAAGCGCCTGGCCGAACAGGCGGGAAAGGATTCATCATGGGAAAAAGCAGGGCAAGGATGCCAGCATTCTACCGGCAGAGCATCCAGAATGCAGTGAATCAGCAAATCAACATCGGCAAGTCGAAGCACCGCACGACGCTGAACCGTGAGGCAATCGGGCAGGTCGTTTCGTACTGCGCTGTTGCTGCGGCGCATGATCTCTGGGACTGGGACGAGAAAGAATCTACGCTTCTCACCCTGAAAATGAACAATGCTGCATCCCGGTACATTCTGGATCATGACAAGTATGGTGCACCGGAAGCAAAAAAGCGACTGGAAGCGCGCACTGCCCACCTGATGCCGGAAGAATTTTGGCTTCCGGTGGGTGGTCTGGTAGGCTCTGAAAAAAAGCTGCGTGTTCTGGCTGAACGCCGGGACGCTGCAAAGATGATCGTTCGTTTCTTTGTGGAATCGCTGGAAGAAATGGAGTACACCCCTGAACAGATCGAGGCCGTGAAGGAAGAAATCAAGAAAAATTACCAGCAGTTCCTCGGCTGGGTGGACGATGGCGGAGAAGAAGTTGCCTATGATCGTCTGCGCCGGGTCATTGAGGACATTTACGGCGTGGGTGCCATGGTGGAGCGCGTCAAGGGTGAAGAACCCGTTTTCGGAGAACCCCTTTTCAAGAAAGATTTTTGATTTTTTGGGAGGACTGAGCAGTGAAAGTACACGAGGCGGAGGCAATCTTGAAATATTATGCGGACATCCCGCAGCGGATAGAGATCATCCGCCGTCAGTGTACCGCACTGAGCGATGAAGTGAGCCCTATGCGGGGAATGGGCACCGATGGAATGCCCCGTGGTGGAACGCCTGGGGACAGCACGGCGGCGATGGCCTGCCGGATGGATGAACTGGGCATTGGAGACCAACTGCGTCAGCTGGAACGGCAGCGGGCTGTGTTGCTGGAAGATCAGAACATTATCCGAGGACAAATGAACCGGATGGACAGTGGCCACAATCTGATTTTAACGGAGTTCTACATCAGCCACAAAAAATGGCACGAAGTACAGCAGAAAGTTCCATACAGTGTGCAGCACTTGAAGTACCTGCGAAACGTCGCTCTTGCACAGCTGGGAAGGAACCTGGAACGGCTCCCGGAGTGCGCCGCTTTATTATCGCGTGCGTTAAACACGCGCGAGGAACAGCGCCGAGCGGATGCCTGGGCGGAGGGTGACATTCTCTTATAGGCAAGGCTGCCTGCGGAACTTCATGTGCAGGCGCTTCCGCAAAATCGTGTCCGATGGTCGTAGAAAAACAAACACGACTACCCCAAAAATCTGAAAACAGGCATAGAAATAACCCGGCGGGCAGTTGGCCTACCGGGTTTCGTGCAAAGGAGGACAAAGTTATGGGAAAGAAGCATAAAAACAAGGTTCGGGTGCTGCCCGGAAGGATGTATAGGCTGGTGCGGAGTGACAGGAGCGTATACTGTGACGCAGAGAACGCGCTCAGAACCTGCTTTATCGAAGAAACCAAAGAGCGGCGGACCGCACGGGAAGAGGGCGAACTGTGCCGGTTCGTGAGGGTGGCACCGGATGGTGGCGTTGAACTGATTTCAAACGCAGGAAACGTAGTCCGTTTCAAAAACGCAGAAGATCTTACGAAAACGCTGCGTTTCGCAAAAGATGCGCTGAGAATTACGGAAGTCTTAAAAAATGGGAATCAGGATTGAATTGAAAAACTACATTGAGAAAATCATCAAGGAAAGAGCGGCCAGAAAGTGGACAAGAAGAAAGGCCGTGAAAGTTCCAGATGGTTTGCCGCACATGATTGCTTTAGATGATCGCACTGACGATGAACTGACGGATGAACTGCGCTACAAGTGGAGTTTTTGCCCGATAGTCACCAAGGAAAAAGAGGGATACGTTTCTATGTTTGTCCCCGGCGGAAATGTAATTCGATTCAAGGACAAGGAAGCGACACAGCTGATCTTTGATGCTATCATGCGGTCATTCGATAGAGTGTGACAAGGGAACTTCGATGGTTTCTACGCCTTTTAACGGTATCTTCCCGTGATGCTTATAGGCGATATACTGACGAACAACATAGTCCAGCTGTTCAAACGAAAGCTGCTGCTGGACAATAACGTGCAATGTGTAACCGCCAATTTGAATAAGATGCTCAAGCTGCCCCTCTTTGTTCAAGACAAAACGGGCAGTTCCGTGACGTTTTTCCTGCATAACAGAATCCTTTCAACACTATAAGCCCGTCAGGTCATCGACCCGGCGGGCTTTTTGAATTTCGTGATTTACTTTTCGTGTGGCGGCTGGTCATCCGGCAGAGCGTTGCGCTTGATGATGATCTGCGCCTCGTTGGGATCCCGGCCTTCCTCTGCGCTTGCCTGAGCAATCTGTTCAGCCAGACCTACCGGCAGACCGTTTTCGTCCAGCGGACCGGTGTAGCCGTCGTAGTCCACGATGTTGATGCAGGGCGGTGGCGGGACGGTCTTGTAATACCTGCCGTCCTCATAGTTCTGATCCGTGACCCGGTTCCAGTAACCAATGTCGCCGTGCTCTTCCTGGGCGGCTTCCATTGCTTCTCTGGCCTGTTCTTCCGTCAGACCATCGAACAGCAAACGGGAGCCGTCTGCAAAGGCAGCAACCAAACGCCACGGCGCGAAAAATTCTTCGTATTCCATGCAAAACCTCATTTCGTGAGAGAAAATGTATCAAAAAAGCGGGTTTTCGTGATTGAATTGAACTTTTTGAAGCTGGAAAGTTGAATTTCGTGGTTAAAAAGCTGCTTTTCGTGGCTAAGACCGGATTTTTGCAGATAAATTGCAAATTTCGTGGTCAAAAAGTAAGATTTCGTGAAGTAAGATTCTTTACTCCGGGATGTAACCGTTCAGGCAGCGATTGAAACCGCGTTTCGTGAGGGCATCGGTAACTCTGTCCTCTGGGAAGTAGTAAGTAGAACCGTCTGCCGCAGGAACAGCCCCGGCGGGATGCTCTGCGCCGGTGTACCAGTCCGTTTCCGTGTCGTACTTGCGGTGCAGGTACTTGTAAACGTCACGCTGGGCTTTGTCGAACACCTCCACGAAAGAGAAGGATGCACAAGGCGGCATCTCTTTTGCCAGCATGGGTGCGTTCTGCGCCAGCCATGCAGCCATTACGGTTTTGGCTGCATTTCGTTTTGGCTTGCCTTCCCGGTGCACCAGATCCAGCAACTGCACAACAAGGGGCTTTGGCAGATCGTTCAGCACTTCTTCCAGCGGGTACGGATTTTCGTGCAGCAGGGGCGACGTGCGCAGCTCCGGCACGAGATCCAGATCGTGACAGGTTACAGGCTTCTGGCGGTCGTCGATGCGCTCACTGGTGTAATACAGCATATCTTTGATTGCGTTCTGTGCCGCGTCGGAAAGCTGCTCCACCAGAGCAACACTGTCTGCAAAGCTGATCTGCGCCTCGTTTCGTTCGCCGGCGCTGCGGCCCGTCTTATAGGCCGCATCAATGATACCAAGCTCCATAGCCAGCCGGAAAATGTGCTTGCAGGGCTTTTTGCGCTTTACAAAATCGTTGCAGGTGCAGCTTGCAAGGCTGGTCTGGTACGGCTCTTTGCCGGATCCATAGAAAACCCCGGTTTCGTGTTCCTTGTCCACGGAAAGCGGGCTGGTCTTGCTCTGCTGGGCGCTGGCAAGGCGCTTTTCTTCGTCAGTGTCTGCGGGATGCTCTGTCCAGGGGCCGAAGGCGGGAATCATAGTCATAACGGGAAACCTCCTTTTCGTGTTTCGTTACTGTCATGATAGAGCAAAACGCAAATAAAAGCAATAAATTAGAACAAGATTTCGTGACGGGATGCAAGAATAACCCCGGCGGGCTGCCGGGGCTGGCTGTCAGAACGGCAGGCCGGTATAGTTGCGCATGGGAATGGCATCGGCGGCGGGAACCAGCATATTAAGCAGCTGCCGGTATAAAGCCGGGTTTGCTGCACGCTGGGCACGGAAGTCCTCTAGGAATTGCGCCTGTGCTGCCAGATCAGCCAAGTTTTCGTCATCCACGTTGTAGCATTGGCATTGATCCGGCCCAGCGGAGTATATCCAACATCGAACCATGAAAACACCTCCTTTCTGTTTCGTGATGTTCCCGGCGTAAATGTCGGGAAGATGGGGCGGGGTTAGAGGCTGGTCTTGTGTGCGCCCTTGTCGGTGTGCTCCCAAACGTCCACGGAGTAGCCAACCTTGCGGAACTTCTCCGCGAGTTCGTGCGCTTGGTCCGGGTTGTTGCTCCATGTGGTGAGCGGGTAGCCGGACTTGTTGTAAACGATCTGATAACGTGTCATGTAGAAAACTCCTTTCGTGTTTCGTGATGTGCTCCCGGCATGGTGCCGGGTGCCGGTGAGGTAGGGCCGCTTTATCCGGTGCGCACCCTGCCAGGGCTTCCGGGTCTGCATCAGGCGTGGACAGTTGGCAGGGCTGCCAGATCGGTGAGGCAGGGCACGGTCAAGTGGTGACGTTCTGCCACCGGTTCCGGGCGCTGGCTCTGGGCGGCGTGCTCTGCTGCGCTCTCGATGATCTCCGTCATCCGCTGGGCGGCTTCTTCCGGCGTGGTGAAGTTCTCGACTTCGCGGGTGTGGGTCTTGCTGATCCGGTCGGACCAGTCGATCAGGCGGGCGGGGTCAAAGTTGACCGGCTGCACGGTGATCTTGCAGGTGGTGGGCTTACCGTTGGTGTAGTAGTCGGCGGTGACGATGTAGGCGATCTGGGTGGTGGTGTTCTGGTTCTTCATGGTTGTTACTCCTTTTCGTTCTGTATTTCGTGCTGATACTCCCGGCGGCCTGCCGGATGGGCTGTTACCCATGAGCGCCCGCCCCGGTCTGGGGCGGCTGGGCTTGCACCAGCGGCAGCGGGAACGCTGTCGGCCTTGCGGGTTTCGTGTCAGGCGTTGAGCTGTAAAAACGTGCTCTGCGTGGGGATCAGGTGCCGGGTGAGGGTGTCGGTGTAGCTGGCCTCTCCCTCGTAGCTGTCAACCACCCGGCGGTCTGCGGCGGCCATATCGTGATAGCTCTTTTTGCCGTAGGTGGGAGGCAGCCAGCCTTTGCGCTGTCCGGCGTAGAGGTTGAAGGACTTCAAAACGTCCGTGTTCGTAAACTCGATGTGGCAGGTGCCTTTCTTGTAAAACGTGGCGGTGAAATAGTGCAGCTGGATCTTCTGGGTCTGGCCGCTCTTTTCGGCGGCATCCAGGACGGTGCGGAGTTCGTCTCCGCTGTAGGGCTTGCCGTTCGTGTCCAGGAAGTGCAGCACCCGCTCGATCTGGGCCATCTTTTCGTTGACGTTCCAGCGGGGGTAGAAACGCCCATCGTATGTATCAAAGGCGTTGCAGTGGAAAATCACCTTGCGGTTGATCTTGTACGCGGAGTTCGTGCACCAGCCGTTGTAATAATGCACGTTCTTGCTGTACTCGTCGTTATAATGCAGGTTCGTCCAGTCGTCGAACAGCTTTATAATTTCGTGGTCGATGCTGGAAAGAAGATTTCGTGAAATTTCTTCCCGGACGGTCAGAATGTTGTACGCGCTGAAGTCGTAGCCTTCAAGCTCTTTGATTCGCTTCTGGTAATCCTGCTGCATTTCGTAGGTCATCGCATCGAACAGCTGCGGCATTTCAAACAGCTGTTTCCAGTACATCCCGCGCAGTTCCCGGATAGCGTCGTTATAAGATTTCGTGAAAGCCATCACGGGGTTTTCTTTCTTACCAGCGCCGGCGGAGGAAAACAACGACTTGATTCCGTTGTACTCTTCATAGATCCGGCGCACACCCTCTGCGGCGGCGTTGTACCGCTCAATGGCTGCCGTGATGGGGTCGGAAGATACCAGGGCGGCAAACTCCGGGTTTTCTTTCAAGCGCTCTGCGGTTTCGTTTTTTAGGTCCAGCCGGATCCGGCTCACCGGCTCCCGGTCGGGAATGTCCACCGACACAAGCGCCACCTCCACGCGGGCGGCGCGGCGGGCGTTCTTGAACGCATCCGGGATATATTTTACCGTGGCGTGCAGCTCTTCCAGCTTTGCGGCCAGCTCTTTCCGTTCGTTGGTGCAGGGGTTGCGCAGGGTTTCGGCGTTGAGCAGACAGCGGATTTTGCCGCCGTCCTGCATGACATCCAGCGCTTTGAGCAGGTGCGCGGCACCGGCGGAGAAAGGCGGATTCATGACGATTGCGGCGTATTTCGTGGTGGGGCGGAAGGTCAGAAAGTTATCATGCACCACCCGAAAACCGTCTTTCTTCAGCACGGCGCGGAAGTCGCTGGAAAGCTCGATGCAGTCAAACTCTGCGCTTCGTGCCTTTCCCTTGTCGTATTGGTCAACCTCGCCGGTCTTATAGTCGTGGTGGACGTTGAACGCCAGAGCGTGGATCTGACGCGCAAGCGCTCCATCACCGGCGGACGGTTCAAGGATGGGCTTCGGGTAGGTGGTGAACCCGGATTTTACTTCCCGCAGGGAGAAAACCATATCAAAGGCCAGACTGTCCGGCGTGGGGTAGAAGTCCAGGGAATCGTTGGGGGTGGTCATGGTGTAAACCTCTTTTCGTGTTTCGTGATATGCCCGGCGGAATGCTGGGCGGTGGGGCGGGGCCGCTTTGTCCGGTGCGGCCCTGCCAGGGCATCCGGTGCAGGTCATGCAAACAGGCGGTTGCATACCTGCTGTATTTCGTCGTTCGCCTTCATCGGGGCAATGAGCACGGAAACGGCGGCCTTCTTCGGGTCTACGGTGTCCGTTGCCAGGATGGGCGCAAACGGGCTGTTGCTGCTGTGGTAAACAAATTCGTGATGATCCACAAAAGCGTCATACTCCGAATTTATCATGATGGGCCGGGATCCGTTGCGGAACATTCGGAATGTGCCCCAGACTTTGCCCTTTGCTTCGACTTCCTGCAAGATTGAAGTGCGTTTGACTTCTTCTTTGCAGGCGCTGAACTTCTGGAACATCTGCGCGGCGGTCAGCTGGTGCGGATCGTTGACCACAAACCCGGCATCACTGGAAACGATGGTCACGCCGTCGGCGGGTGCGTCCTGCATGGTCACGGGCTGGATAACATCCCGGTAAAGGATGGCGGGCAGCTTGAACGCTGCATAGCCGGTGATGATGTACACGCTGCCGCTCTGGCAGGTGATCCGAACGGCGTTGCGGCTTTTTGCCTGCCCTTTCAGATAGGCGGTGATCTTCTTCACGTTCAGCCCGGCGGGGGTGCTGGTTGCTCTTTTCATATTGCAAAAACTCCTTTTCGTTTTCGTTCTGTTTTTCGTGCCCGGTGCGCTGCCGGGGTAGTGGGGCGGGGTTGCTTTGCCCGGTGCAGCCCTGCCAAAATATCCGGTTTCGTGGTGGTGGGTCATGCCAGCAGCCCGGCGGCGATGCTTTCAAAGTCCAGCTGTTTCACGGGCGCTTCATCCAGCACGGCCACGGCGGCGGGGGTCTGCTTTGCGTCCTCTACGGCCTTCCGGGTCTTGCGCCAGGTGTCCAGCGCTGCGGCCTGCCCTTTGCGGTCGGTTTCGGGAACGGCCAGGAATGCGGCGCAGGCTTTGCGCTCTGCCTTGTGGAGTGCATCCGGGGCGGGCTGTGCGGCCTTCTGCGGGGCACTGGGCTTTGCGGCGGGTTTCGTTGCGGCCTTCTTTGCGGGTTTCGTGGTGGGCTTTGCGGGGGCCTCTGCCTTTGCGGGGATCTCTGCCGGGGCGCTGGCGGGCTGCTCTGCGGCTGCCTTGGCGGCTTTGCGCTGGTCGGCCAACATCCGGTTGTATGCCTTGATCTCGTCCAGGCTCTTAAAGCGTCCGGCGGGGGCGGGGCGGCTTGCTTCCACCTGCCCGATATGGAACAGGTGCGCAGGGGCTTTGTAATAGTTCCCGTCGGGGCGCTGGTCATTGGCGGCGGCGGTCAGTGCGTCCGGCTCCATGCTGGCGCTGGTCTTGCGGGGGCGGTCGTCAAACTTCCACAACTTCGTGCAGATCGTGGCCTTCTCACCGGTCTTGACGCTCTTCCCGTCCTTCTTCCACTCCTGGAACGTGTGGAACAGGCCGGCAAGCAGCAGCTTTTCCAGCTCTTCGCCCTGCTGCTCTTCGGGCACGTCCTTGAAGTGGATCTCTTTGCCCTTGGCGGCGATCTGCTCCGGGGTGTAGGCCAGCGCCAGGATGGCGCGGCGCTGTTCGGGGGTGTGATACTTCGCGTTGACTTCGTTGTAAATGATCTCGTCGTTGGTCATGTGAAACGCTCCTTTGCTTGTTGTGTTGGTGTTCGTGGTGATCTCCCGGCGGCTGCCGGGGTAGTGGGGCGGGGTCGCTTTACGGTGCGGCCCTGCTAAGGTGTCCGGGTCAATGGTGTTTCTTCTTCATCCGTTCGACGGCAGCGGCTGCTTCACGGCGGGTGTCACAGTGGCAGCTTTCGTAAACGATGAAAGCGGGCATCGTTACACCGGGGCAGCCGGTGGGGTTGGGTTCGCCGCCTTTGCAGGTGCGTCCTGCGGAAACCGTGAATCCGCCGCGGCTGGATGGCGCGATTTTGTATTCCATGCGGTGAGCTCCTTCCTGTTAGTCGACGATGGAGCAGCAGCTCCAAAAGGCATCTTCCACGGTGTCGTCGCTGAAATCGTCCGGGGTGCCGTTGGCATCAACTACCAGCTGCACCCGGTCGAAGATGTGCAGATCGGTTTCAGCGTCCACCACAAAATACCAGTCGTCACCGTCCAGCGCGTCGGTGCACCAGACTTCAACCGCGCCGTCATCGGTGGCGGTCATGCCCTGCACAATGGCCGGGGCGATGTAGCGGCCCAGGGGGCCGACGGTGTAGGGGCATTGTGCCGCGGCCTTCGGTGCGGTGCCTGCCAGCAGTGCGGCCGCCAGTGCGGCGGCGGTGGTGATCTTCTTTGCAGTGTTCAAAAGTTTCATGTTCTTTGCTCCTTTGCTTTTCAGGTTTGCCCCGGCGGGCTGCCGGGGTTATGGGGCGGGGCCGCTTTGGTGGAGCGGTGCGACCCTGCCAGGGCATCCGCTTGACTTTACCGCCTTTCGGTGGTAAACTGGCTTACAAGATGCGTTGTGGAAAATTCATCTTGCAAGCCTGTCACCTGCTTTAGTGGGTGGCGGGCTTTTTTGCTGCCTGCTTCTTTTTCCACTCTGCCAGGTAGGCGGCCCAGATCGCTTTTTTCAAAGCGGTGGGGAGTTTGAAAAATTCAATGCTCATGTGTTGGCTCTCCTTTCGGCTTACTCGCAACCGTCCGGCTGTTGTCCGGCTCGCTTGCTGTGGCTTTAGTCTAACCGTCGACGGTTACGAAGTCAAGCCCCTTTCGGCCAATTTGTAGAAACTCACAAAAACCGTAGACGGTTCAGCCTGGTGCATTGTGCAAGATGACCGTAGACGGTTTTCGCCTTATAATATATAATAAAATAAACAAGAGAGGTGATAAAATGGCCGTTTCAGAAGCACACAAAAAGGCAAGCTATAAATATAACGCAAGCCGGGACAGTATCACGATTCGCCCGGAACGGAGCAAGGGCGCGGCAATCCGTGCCGCAGCTGTTGCCAGCGGAAAAAGTTTGCAAAATTATATACTTGATGCACTCAATGCCAAGATGCAGCAGGAAGGGCAGCCGTTAGAGATCGACCCGGCGGAATCCGGGGAAGAAGGGGGACTATAGGGGGTTACTGGGGGAGAGTTCTAGCCTGCTAGGTTAAAGCCCTACACCTGCCTCTCAATCCCGTTAGGTGGAGAATCTGACCCCTCCGGCAAACGGCAAAATTGACCCGGATGGAGCACCGCCAGCGCCAGCCGTGACGCTGGAACGCCGCCAGCGGGAACGGTGCCAGCGCTGACCATGCCCACCGGCACCGCCAGCAGATCAGCCCCACCACCGGCACCGGGACGCACCCCGCCGGAACCATTGCCGCCAGTGCAGACCAAAGGCCAGAGCAGAAGCGCACGCCGCGCCGTCTGCCCTGGCCTTTTTCTTTTGCGCCGCCTTCCCGCCTGCCCGGCCTGCCGGATCAGCAGCCCGGCACGCGCTGGGTGTTGTCGGCGGCCGCCCCGGGGAAAAGCTGGAAAGTACCCGGGGAGCGCTGGACGCGGTACCCGGATATTGCGCCAACCACCTGCACCGGGAAGGACCGGCACCGCCAGCGCCGCGCCGATGACCCCGCAGCCCACAAGCTGCACAGCCTGCACACCCTGCCAGACCTCACAGCAGCCAGCAGCCCACCGCCAGCACCTACCGACACCGCACCCCGCCAGCCCTGCCGCCAACCTGCCGCAGCAGATCACCCCGCCAACAGCCAAAAACCACCCACCGCAGCCCGCCGCCGGAGGGGTCAGATTCTTTACCTGACCGGCATATGGCCTTTGCAGTATAGCCAATAGCTAGGCTATAGCCGCCTTATCTAACCCCCTGCCCCCTTCCTTCTCCGCCTCGACGGCCTGCCGCTGCCCTGGACACCGCCCACCGGCGGCCCGGCACCGGCCCGGCCTGCCGTCGCCCCGCCCGGCCCCGCCGCCGGAAAGGTACTGCCCCCCGCCGGCGGGCGCGGTGCGGGTTCGGAAGCCCCAAAATATTTCTAGGTGTCAATTTTTTTGAAGGGCTTCCGAGTTTTGACCCATGAAAAAGGGGGTACAGATCAAAAAAATGTAAGTCCGGGGCGAACATGGCGGTAACGTCACCGGGATGGTGGACGCTTACAATTTGTAAGCAACTCACGTTTTGTCGGTGCCAACAAATCATTCCGGTGCGATTTTGTTGAGGTCAACAAAATCGGGATAGACCATCTTGCCGGGGCTGGCAAAATGGCGGCTATGTCATAAAGTATTTACATTTGAAAGCCACAACCGGCAAAAGATAAGACGTTATAAGACGGTTTTGGTGCTATACTTAGTACAGTGGAATTATGGAGAGAGGCCCCACGGCGGCGAACCGAGGGGCCTTTTTCATACACTGTTGCTTACAAGTTGTAAGCGACCCGAAGAAATGCCGCAGGACCGGCGGCGAAACTGAATGCTCTGCCTGGATGATTTGCCAGACGGGGCATTTTTTATTGGAGGAAAACCAAATGGCAAGGCGAAGCGATGAGCGCGATGCCGCCCGCGCTGAGTACATTGCCCGGATGGAGAAGGACGGAGAAGCGAATCTTCGACAGCTGGCGGACGATCTCCATCTTAAATATGATACGGTCCGCCGCTGGAAGGCAAAGGACGGGTGGGGCCCGCCCGCACCCCGGAAGCCCGGCGGACAGCCGGGAAACAAAAACGCCGTGGGCAACCCCGGCGGCGGGGCACCTGTCGGGAATGAGAATGCAATGAAGGATGGAGCCTATGCGACCATCTTCTTTGACAAGCTCACCCCGGAAGAAAAACAGATCGTAGAGAATGCGCCTCGGAACAGCACCGAGCTGACTTCCCACGAAATCGGTGTACTGCTGCTCCGGGAAAAGTACATTCTGGACAAGATCAAAGAGTATCAGGCTTTACCGCCTGACCAGATGATTACATCCAGCGTCATGGATATGCGAGTACCCGGCGGACGTGGCAAGCGGAAGCGGGACGGCGCAAACCAGCAGATCGGTATGTATCAGAAGGAGACCCCGGCACAGCGTATCTTGCAGCTGCAGGAAGCCTTGAACAAAATTCATGGCCGCATCCTGTCTGCGGCGGCCCAGATGCAGAAAAACGAAATGGACAAGCTGCACCTGGAAACCGAACAGCAGCGGCTTGAACTGCTGCGCATCCGGGCGACCGGCGAGATCGGAGAACCGGGGGACGGTGACAAAGATGCTGTACACGAGTAAGGCTGTTGGCGAATGGCTGGGTATCACTGACCGTCAGGTGCGGAACCTGCGGGATCAGGGCGTGCTGTCCGAAGTCCGGCCCGGTGTCTTTGACATGAAGGTCTGTGTCCGGCAATACACACACCGGAAACCTTGGCAAGAAAACATCCGCACCCCTGTAAGGAGGTTTTGGAATGTATGTTGGAATTTTCGGCGATGTGATTTTCTCTGTGGGACACCTGCGTGTGCTCACCCCGTCAAACTTCAAGGGAACGACCGGCGCAAACTGGGCGGAACATGAAGTTCTGGGAGGAAAAGCACGAGCAGAGTATTTATCACCGAAACTGAGAGAGTACACCTTTGATATTCTTCTGGATGCAGCACTCGGCGTGAATCCTCGCAAGATGCTGAACCGTCTGACAGAAATGTCAGAGAACGGAGAGATTCATTACCTGATTATCGGGTTTGCACCGGTATCGCAAAACAAGTTTCGGGTCACTGAAATAAGCGACAGCTGGGATTCGGTGATAAAACACGGGCTTTTGATGCAGTGCAAGGTGAGCCTGACCATAAAGGAGTACATATGATCGACTTCAGCAGCACGGTGGTTGAGCTGTCCGGTGACAGCGAAAAACAAAAAGAAGTGCAGGACATTGCAAAGTGCCTTCGCACACTGTATTCCACACCAATCGGGAGCCAAGAGGGCGACAGAGAACTCGGAATCAATCCAAACATATTTGTCGATAAGCCACTTCCGGTGGCAAAGGGATTATATGTGGCTGAGGTAACAGAGAAAACCGCATCGTTTGAGCCGCGGGCAAGAGTGGTGCGGGTGGACTGGCTGGACAGTGATGTGCTGCATGGCGTTGTAATTCCAAAGGTGGTGTACGAGCTTGTCTAAAATAAAAGAGTTTGAGAACATCCCGGACATCGACATTGAAGGCGAAGAAACGCTGGAAGAAGCTGTGGCCGATTGCAAGGCGTTGTTTGGCAAGTACAACAAAGAACTTTTCAACGGTGAGGTATCGTTGGAACGGTGTTCTGAAGCACGGCTTGTCCTTTTGACACTGGCACATCGTTCGCATCACAACATGGAGTACAGCACGGCGTGTCTGAAAGCGGAACTGCTGCCTACGAGCACGGGGCCGAATTTGGACAACCTTGCTCCGCTTGTTGGAGTGGAACGCCTGGAAGCCGGAAAAGCCACGGCGGTTATTCGATTCACACTGTCTGCGCCGAGAACGAGTGCAACCGGAATCCCGGAAGGAACACAGGTGAGAACGGCAGACAAACGGTATTTCAAAACCGAAAAGTATGCGGAGATCTTACCCGGCGAACTGACCGTGGACGTAGTTGTCGTGGCGGATGAGGCAGGAAGCAACAGCGATGGGATTGCCGAAGGCGAAATCAATGTGCTGGTGGATCCTATCCCGTATGTGTCCGGGGCAAAAAGTGTTTCGGCAAGCACGGGTGGTACGGATACGGAAGGTGACGATTCATTTACCAGACGTATCAACTATGCACCTTCGATTTTCTCCGTGGCCGGTCCGGTGGATGCCTATGAATACTTTGCATCGAGCTGGCGGTCCGATGTGGCAGATACGAAGATCGTTTGCAAGGAAGGATACACGATCCACATTTACTTTCTGATGGCCGGAGGCAGAGTTCCGACAAGGGAAGAATGTACCGGAATGCAGGAATATTTCGACACGGTAAAGCGCCCGATGGGTGATCTGGTTCTTTGCCATGCGCCGGAAGAAATCCCGTATGACATCGAGCTTACTTACCATATTGCCTTGAGCAATGTCAAGAATGCATCGACGATTCAGGAAAATGTGGAAGCAGCTGTGAAGGAGTATGAAACCTGGCAGAGAAAAATCGGCCGGGACATCGAACCGGCGGAGCTGATTATGCGTGTACGGGAAGCTGGTGCGAAACGCCCACGTCTGTTGACACCGGTCGAAACAACTGTCTCCGAAATTCAGGTGGCAAAGCTCCGAAGCTGCAAGGTGACATACGGAGGAATCGAAGATGATTGAACTCCACGAAGTTGGCCTAGTCGAAGGGCTACCGCCTGATGTTGCCAAAGAGCCATGGGTACAGATCCTTGATGCAGTTTTCAGGGAGCGGCGCAAGAAGGAACTGGAAGCTGCCGAACGCTTGAAAATCTACACGGATATTGACCGTGCAGATGAGGCAGTTCTGGATATTCTTGCGGTTCAGTTCCGCGTTGACTGGTACGACACCAGCTATCCGATTGAAACAAAGCGCAGGATCATCAAAACTGCGCTGGAAGTCCGTCGGTACTGCGGAACGGAGTGGGCAGTCCAAAAGGCGCTGGCCTCGATTTATCCGAATGTGAAAATAAGTGAATGGTATGACTACGGAGGAAGACCGGGCTACTGGCGAATGAACGTAGACATTACCGATGATGGTGTCATTTACTACACACCGGAAGAAATTGAAAAGCGCCTTGGTTATGCCCGGCGCTGTACCGCTCACCTTGAACACATCATCTACATCGTCGAACCGCATGAACGGTCGCCTGCCTACATCGCCGCCGCACCCAGCGGCATGGCGACATTCTGCACCGTAAAGGTCCCCGGTAGGATCAAGCCGCGGGAAATCGGCGCAAAGGCGTATGTTGCCGGTGCGGTCGGAAGATCGAAAATGCAGGTTGCCGTGGCGCTGCCCGGTGCCGTTGAAGCAAAGGCCATGAAAGCACGGGCCTTTACGGCAGGCACCGTTGAACGGTCGCACACGGCGATAAACATTGTTATTGGAGGACAGACAACGTGAGTTGGGAAAAATCTAGCTACACCGCCGCCGGTGCCGCCCTGCTGTCGGAATCTCTCTCCGGTGGTGCGCTGGTAATCACCCGCGCTGTGAGCGGCACCGGTACGGCTGACGCAGACCTTTCGGGGGAAACCGGGGTAAGCGGCGAAACACATGACCTGAAATTGCTGGACATCGAAACCGTTGAAAGCGGCGGTGAGACGGCTCGGCGGGTAAAAATCCAGATCACCGGTGCGGATGAAACGTACATCATGCATCAGGTGGGCGTTTACGGCAGGCTGAACGACGATGCAGAAACACTCCTGTTTATTATGCAGGATGCACGCGGAGTGGAGGTCCCGTCCACGAAAGTGAACGGCGATTTTGAGATTGAGCTGTCGGCGCTGCTTGCTGTGTCGAACAAGGCCAATATCAGCATTACCGTTGACCCGCAGATGCAGGCTCTCGCAAAAATGGTAAAGGCAGAAGTCGAGAAGCACAACGCCGCCGCTGATGCCCATGCAGCGACCATCACGGCAGCGGTCAGCGCTGCCGTGAAGAACCTGTCTGAATCCGGGGAGATCCTGAACGAAGAACAGGTCAAGGCCCTTATCAAGGAGCAGGTGGACGGCGGTACGGGCGGCGGCTACTATGGCTCCTACGAACTCACTCTTGCAGCGGACGGGTGGAAGCCCGCCCGCAGCGAGGATGATTACGAAAATGCCGGTGGTATGGATTACTACCAGTGTATCTATGATGCAGAACTGTCGGACAGCACCAGTGAGCTTGTACCCGTTGGCGTTGTATCTCCCGGCAGCTTCTATACTACGACCAAAGCGGGCGTCCTGAACGGGTGCGAAACGCATGATGGTTTCATCAGATTTTTCGCTCAGCGCATCCCGGAAGCAGATATTCAGGCGACCGTAACCCTGTTCGGGAAAGGAGGTGGTTCGGGTGAAACCGGTAGCGTAAGCATCGGTCAGGGCTTGAAGCGTGACGCGAGCGGCGCTATTGCCGTCCGCATTGGCGAAGGCCTTGACTTTGACAGCGCAAACGCGCTGACTGTCCGCAAAGAAACCGTTATGACGAGCGAAGACCTGCTGAACGAGGAAGAAACGCAGCAGGAAATCGTTGATATGCTGAAATAATTTTAGGAGGACACTACTATGTCTAAGCAGATTTCTACCAAGACCACCATCCGCAACCTGACCGCAGAGATCAAGAAGACTTTCGTCAAGAAGGACGCTTTCACCCCGGTCGAGGCCGCTGCCAACGCCGCCATTAAGGCCCTGAAGGTGACCGGTAACACCGTCAACTTCTACACCAACACCGGCATGACCGGCGCAGCTGCTTTCTCCATGGACTTCCCGACCGAGATGTTCCTCGACCAGACCAAGACCGCGTTCGTCGGCAAGTTCAAGTTCTCCGACACCACCTATCCCGGCGCCACCGACCCCAAGCTGGACGGCAAGCCGGTCATGGTTCTGGCCGTCAAGGGTGAGAACCCCGACAGCTGCACCTACTCTTTCCTGAACATGGCTGCTCTGGTCGATACCTATAAGGCCAAGGCCACTGGCAAGGATGCATCCACCACCGTTACCATCGCTGGTTATGAGGTGGATGTCAAGGTCAATGTTTCCGCTGCTGCCGGCAACGCCCTGGTTCTGAAGGACGATGGTATGTATGTTCCTGCTCCTAAGGAAGTGGACATCTCCGGCAAGGCCGATAAGGTCACCGGTGCCACCACCGGCAACTTTGCTGCACTGGATGGCGAGGGCAATCTGACCGACAGCGGTAAGAAGCCTGCCGACTTCGTGGCTGCTGAGACCGGTAAGCGCCTGATGACCGATGCCGAGGGCGAAAAGCTGGCTGGTGTCTCTGAGGGCGCAACCAAGACTGCCGCCAGTTCCACCAACGGCAATGTGAACATCGACGGCAAGGAAGTCGTCGTGTACACCGAGCCGGAGAATGTTCTGCACGACGAGGACGTGGAGGACTTCTCCGCAGAGGAGATCGCCGCTCTGCTGGCTGACGCTGACTAAGACATGAGGAGGTAAGCTCTATGGCAAAAGCGAAGGTCAAAACGCTTTTGGGCACAGGGCTTGCCGCGCTTTGCAGCCACATCAAGCAGTGCAATACCGCAATCGGAGACCTTTCCGAAGCAACGGCAAACGGATTCGAGGAAACCGATGACATCCTGCACGAAAAGCAGGATGTCATGGCGGCGGTGCCTTTTACTATCCCGGTCGATGGCTGGGGCGAGGATGGTTCCTCCCCCGGCTATTTTTATTGTGACATCCCCATTGCGGGCCTGTTGGCTACCGACATTGTGGATGTTACGGTACTGCCGGAATTTTACGATGTGGCGGGTGCGGTGGGCTTTATTGCGACCGAAAGCCTCGAAGGAAAGCTGCGGCTGAGGGCCGCCAAAGCTCCGATCGAGAAAATTTCTGCACAGTATCACATTACAAGCACCGTGAAATACACGGATGCACAGGAAGGGGGAACCTAAATGGCATACGGTTCTTTTAACGCAGGCCCCGGCAAGGCGCCGGATGAAGATGTTGTCCGCACTGACCAGATCGGCATTCCGGGCGGCATTGCCACGCTGGATGCAAACGGCCACCTGACCGAGAGCCAGCGGTGGGAAGTGGACAGCTACAAAAAGGCCGAGACCGACCAGCGCATCAGCGCGGCGGTAGATGCCCACAACGAAGCGGCCAACGCCCACGGCGACATCCGTGCCAGTGTGGCAGCTATGAACGCCAGCATCAAGGCCATTGAGCTGAAGTTCGGCACGAACGTCACGAAAAACCCGTTTTCTGCCACGTTCGGCAGTCTGGACGGCCTGACCGTGACCGGCGTGTGGAACGCCGAGCAGGCAAGGGTGGAGTTCTGACGATGGCTGAAATGTTCAAGGTCGGCGCGAATGCGCGGGAGCTGTTGCGCTACACTCAGAGGGCAACCCGCATTGTCACCGACGACATCAGCCGGAGCGATGCCCGGAAGATCATCCAGAAAGTCGCAGCGCTCGAAGATGTGCGCGACATCCAGAAGGTGTGCGGCACTGCCGTCCATGCACTCGACACACGGGACAGGGAGGGCTTTTCCAAGAGCACTTTCCGTCTGTACGGCGAGGGCATCCGGCTGACCGCCCGGCAAATCCTGCTGGATGCACACGCGGCGAACAATGTCAATTTCCAGACCGACTACGACAAGCGCATCGAGAAGATCGGCGCAGTCGTGGACGGCTGCTCTCTGCTGCTGGAATACCTGACCATCTGCACGGAGGAAGGTATCATCAGCGCGAAGAAAGCCGGTATCTGGACAAAGAAGGTCACGGACGTAAAATACCCGGCGATGAAGTGGCTCACGTCGGAACGCGGACGTGCCGAAAAACTCCGGGCAGAAGCGGAACGGAAACGACTGGCCGAGCAGGCTGCCGCCCTGAAAGCCGTCCTTTACCCGGAACCGTAAACGCACAGCGGGCAACCGCTTTGCATAAAGGGTGCGGTTTGCTCGTCTGACGCTGCCATTTGGTGGCTGCGCTCTCCGAACACCAACAATAACAACAACGTCTGGAACGTCAACACCGATGGCTCCAACAACAACAACTGGTACAACAACTCCTATGGTGTTCGCCCCGCTCTGATGGAACCGTGTGACGAGTAGGCATAAGCTGAAAGCAGTGCGCCCGTCAAAGGAAACCGCATCCTGTCGCTTGCCGATGCAGGCAAGTGATAAATACATCCCGCTGAGGTGGGCCATCCCTGCCGGATGCAGCCCACTACCGTAACGCGAACCAGCGGAGGGTCATTTTGACATACGAAGAACTGTGCAGCTTTGAGGTACTTTACAAAGCCTACCTTGAAGCCCGGAAGGGAAAGCGCAGTAAAAGCAAAACAATCGAGTACGAGGCGCAGGCGCTGGCCTGCACGGAAAAGCTCTCCCGTAAGCTGTTTGTCTGCAATGTGCGGCAGCCAGACGGGAGCATCCGGCAGCAGATACGCTATGTGCCAAGTAAGTTTGAGGTCTTTGCCGTCTACGAGCCGAAGCGCCGCATGGTACACGCCCCGGCATTTGTGGACAAAGTGGTGCTGCACGCGCTGGTCGATAACATTCTGTATGATGCTCTGACAAAGAGCTTTATCCGGGACAGCCACGCCAGCCAGACCGGCAAAGGCACAGACGACGGCCTGATGCGCCTGAAAACTCACATGGCGGACTATTACCGTCGTGAGGGCCACGGTGCGGACGGCTGGGTGCTGAAAGGTGACGTGCGGCATTTCTTCGCCAGCATCGACCACTGGAAGCTGAAACGCAAGCTCAAAGCCGTACTGGACAAGCGCGGCGTTGACCCGCGTGTCTATGAGCTGCTTTGCATCTACATCGACGTGATGGAGGACGGCTTGCCGCTGGGCTACCAGACGAGCCAGCTCTTTGCGCTGATGTTTTTGGATGAGTTCGACCACATCATCAAAGAGAAGTACCGCATCAAATACTATGGCCGATACATGGATGATTTCTATATCATCTGTTCGGACAAGCGAAAATTGCAGTGCATTCTCCGGGATGTGCGGGCGCTCATGGACAGTTACGGCCTTGAGCTGAACCAGAAAACCGCCATCTTCCCGCTGCGGAACGGTATTGATTTTCTGGGATTCCATAGCTACCTGACCGACACCGGCGCGGTCATCCAAAAGCTGCGCCGAGATAGCTCCAAGCGGATGAAGAACAAGATCAAGTATTGGGAGACGGCATACCCAGCAGGCGAAGTAACCAAGCAGGAAATCCTGCGGAGCTTTGATGCGTGGGATGCCCATGCCGCCCATGGTGAAACCTATTCTTTACGCCGCAAGTACGCTGACCGGCTCGAAAAATTGCTTGACTGTAAAATCCCTATCCATCGAAAAATCAACTCGAACAAACTCGCGCGAGACAGACGGAGGGCGCGGCAATGCCGCTGCATCTACAAGAAGCAGCACAAAGCCCTGTCCCTCTCTGTATCGCAGAACACGCGGCCTGCGGAGATCATGCCGTGGGCCTGAACCAAAAAAGGAGGTAACAATGGCAAACGTAAAACTGGGCACGAAAGCCGTTGGCAGTATTGTCAAGATCAAGGTCAACGGCGCGTCCAAAGATTTTATTGTTGTGCAGCAGGGCAACCCGAATACCGGCACCTATGATTCCAGCTGTGCCGGAACGTGGCTGCTGATGAAGGACATCTACACCACGATGAAGTGGGACGGCTCCAACAACGATTACAAGAACTCTGATGTCCATTCTTACTTGAACGGCACGTTCTACAACCTCATCGACAGCGACATCCGCAACGCCATCAAACAGGTAAAGATTCCGTACCAGAACGGCACTGGTTCCGGCGGCAGCCTTGCCACCGGCTCCAACGGCCTGAGCACCAAAGTGTTCCTGCTGTCTGGTTATGAGGTTGGTTGGACGACCAGCGACAACGGCTATTTCCCGAAGGACGGTGTGAGGCTGGCATACTTTGGCAACAGCTCCGGCGGTAACAGCAAGCGTATTGCATACAATGGCAGCTCCGCTGCCATTTGGTGGCTGCGCTCTCCGTGCACCTACAATTTCAACTACGTCTGGCGCGTCAACACCGATGGTTCCTACTACTACTTCTGGTACTACGACTCCTATGGTGTTCGCCCCGCTTTCATTCTTCCCTCTACACTCGTGGTCTCTGACGATGGCACGGTCAGTGTCAACACTGCACCTACCGTCAGCACGGACGGCGCAGCTCTGGGGCAGAAGAACGCGGCCTTTGCGTGGAAGTACACCGTCAGGGATGCCGACGGCGACACCTTGACCGTCACCGAAAAGCTGGACGGCAAGACCACCAAGACCCGCACCGGCGTTGCCAGCGGCACGGCCCTGACCTTTGAGCAGACGGCCAGCGCTGCCGGATTCCAGAAAATCCTGAACGGCAACCACACCATCACCGTTGAGGTGAGCGACGGCAAGGAAACCGTCAACACGTCCGCGACCTTTACCAAGGCCGTCCACGCCGCAAGCGTGACGCTGGCTGAACCGCTGGCCGTGGATGGTGACATCACTGTTGCCGTCCTTCAGGTGACGGGCAGCATCCCTGACGATGCCACTTTCAAGGTCGAGGTCACGAACAACGCCAACGACCAGTCCCCGGTCTGGCAGGATGCCACGACTGAAGTCCAGAAAGGCGTGAATATCGTGTTCACCAACAGCACTGCCGCCAACGGCGCGGCGTTCAACTTCCGCGTTTCCGTCAGCCGCGGTGCATCCGGCACTGGCGGCTACATCGAAGCCGTCTCCGGCGCATTCCAGTAAGGAGGACAGTCACCATGATTCAGTGGAAAAAGGACAATCTGCCCACCCGGCAGGAGAAGGAAGCCGCAGCCAAGAAACAGGCCGAGAAAGACGGCCTGCCTGACCGCGTGGCCGAGGTCGAGGACGCAATGTGCGAACAGGACGCAGCCAACGAGAAGCGTTTGACCGACATCGAAACCGCGCTGTGTGAGCTGGACGCAGCGCTGAATAAAGAATAAGGAGGTATCACCATGAACATTATCTGGGCAAACCGCCTGATTGCAGGCACTAAAACTTGGGCAGAGATGCCCGCATCCCGCCGTGCAGGCGTGAAGAAAGTTCTGGCCGAGCGCGTAAACAAGGGAGAGATCACCGCCGAGGATTACAAGCGCATCACCGGTGACGACTATGACGTGGCCTGATCTGTGCGAAAGGCTGCTGACCCGGCTGGAAGCGCAGGGCGAGAACATGAGCACCGAGCGTGCAGAGTTCGGAGTGCTGATGGCTGAGTGTGGGTCGAGCGGCTGCAAAATGGCATTGAGCCAGAAAGGAGAAAACGACAATGGCGATTAAAGCCTATTCACTGGCAAAGGATGGTAACAAGAAACTGTCCGCAAACTTTGCCGTGAAAGAGTTTCGCTGCAAGGATGGGACTGACCCCATCTTTATTGATGATGTGTTGGTGAAACTGTTGCAGAACATCCGGAATCACTTTGGAAAGGCTGTTACGATCACCAGCGCATATCGCACTGCCGCCCATAACAAGGCGGTCAAGGGCGCAACGTACAGTCAGCATTGCTACGGTATGGCGGCAGATATTCGGATTCAGGGCGTGGACGTGGAAACGCTCGCGACCTACGCCGAAACGCTGCTGAAAAACACCGGCGGCATCGGACGTTACCCGGTAAAAACTGGTCGTCCTGCTGGCTGGGTACACATCGACACCCGTGCGGTAAAGAGCCGTTGGGTGGGTTAAGAGTAGGAGGAAAACAAAATGGAGAACATTCTGAAAGTTTTTCTGATGGCATTCCCTGAATGGCTGGCCTGCATCTTCATGGTGGTCGGCCTTGTGGTCACGGCGCTGGCGGCGGTACGTCTGGGTTACGGCCTTGTGGTCGCAAAGACTGTGTACAAGTGGATCGTCAACGCAGAAGAAAAGTTCGGTAGTGGCGCAGGCGCAGAAAAGAAAGCCCATGTCATTGCCGTACTGCGCGGGTACACCCCGGACTGGCTGGACTGGGCAATCAATGAGCGGACGCTGGATTGGATCGTGCAGCTCGTGTTCGACTTTACCAAGAAAAAACTTGAAGATTACATGGCGAAGAAATCCACAGAAACCACTACTGTGGCCCGTTTCGGTAAGGCGGGGGAGGACAAGCGTAATGACTGACGAGGAACTGGAACATCGCCTGACAGCGGTCGAAAACCGTGCACAGAGCAACACCCACCGGCTGGACGAGCTGGGGAAGCTGACCGATGCAGTAAACGGCATGAACACCAATATCAAGTTGACCATCCAGCAACTCGAAAACACAAACAAGAGCCTTGAAATTGTAACGGCTCAAAACAAAAAGCAGGACGACCGCCTGACCGCGCTGGAAAAAGCCCCAGGAACATTTGGAAACAAACTTTGGTGGGCGGTGATTGCGGCGCTGGTTTCCGGCCTTGTGGCCTATGAACTGACGATGCTTCTGCACTGAAATGAAAATGCCCCGCTGGCATCCGGATGGATTGCTGGCGGGGCATTTTTTGTTTGTCTGGAAGTTTTGCACAAAGGAAATGCGCAAAGTGTGGAAAAATTGCGAATTGACAACGGTATACCGTATAATTTACGCTTAAAACGAAAATAAACGCCATAGTCAAAAGGAGGAAAACGGCGTGCGAGTGTTCAAACAGCTTACGCTTACAGACCGAATCCGTATTGAAAAGTGGTTGAAAGATGGGCTGAGAGTAAAGGAAATCGCAGACAGGTTGCGGGTTGACCCATCCACGGTGTACCGGGAACTGAAACGCGGCAGCTACGACAAGTTGGACGGTAAGACGTGGAAGCTGATTCCTACATATAGCCCGGATATTGCAGAACAAAGGTATCAGGCACATCTTCGGGAGAAGGGACCAAACCTTAAGATTGGCAAGGATCATGAGCTTGCAAGCTATATCGAGCAGACCATTATAGATAAGGACTGTTCACCGGCTGCTGTGTACGGCTATGCCTTGGAAGAAGGACGGACATTCAAAACGCATATATCGGTGCCTACCATATACAGCTACATCAAAAAGGGCGTGTTCCTGAACTTGACGCAAAAGGCTCTGCCCAGACATGGAGTGCATAAGGGCGACTATAAAAAGGTGAAAACAAAGGATCCTGCTCGTGCGCCTGCCGGTGAGAGCATCGAAAAACGCCCGGCGGAAGTAAAAGACCGTGAAGAATTTGGACACTGGGAAATGGACACGGTATATTCCGGCAAGAAGAAAAGCACGGTTGCACTGCTGGTGCTGACCGAGCGCAAAACCCGGAACGAAAATATTATAATGGTGCCGGATCGCCGTGCAGAGACGACCGTGCAGGCAATCAATGCGCTGGAACGGAAGTTGGGCGCAGAGAAGTTTGGCATCATTTATAAGAGCATCACGGTGGACAACGGCAGTGAGTTTGCATTGGCCGATCAGCTGGAACAGTCCTGCATCACTGGGGATAAGCGAACGAAAGTATATTACTGCCACCCGTATTCTTCTTGGGAACGCGGGAGCAATGAGAATGTGAACGGCATGATCCGCCGCAGGCACCCGAAAGGCACAGACTTCTCAAAGGTCACGGCAGAGGAAATCGCGGCTACGGAGAACTGGATCAACAGCTATCCCAGAAAAATTTTCGGCTATAAGAGCGCCGGCACAATGTTCCGCGAATGCCTACGGGAGCTTGGTCTGACAGCATAAGCGACACGAAAACAGAAAACCGTTGGTAAAATCGAGCAATAGAGGGCGGCTGCAAGCGGAGAAAACTTGACGGCCTGTTTGCTTTACGCTAAAATCCACAAAAATATGGCCGAAAATTTGTTGCATTTAATGCTTTACTTTTCAAAATGAAGCAGCTGCAAAAGTTGAACTTGCCAAACCGGCATTCTGGTGATATAATATCCCATGTAATGTCTGCTGGTGTGGCGCAATGGCAGCGCAACTGATTTGTAATCAGTGGGTTGCAGGTTCAACTCCTGTCACCAGCTCCATTTAAGGCACCTGAATCCGTTGAGGGTTCGGGTGTTTTTCTTTTGGGAAGAGGTTGTCCGCATTCCTGCAAAATAATTTGCGGCAAAAAACTTGACAAATCCCCGGGGCAGTGGTAAGATATACAGGCAGTCCGGCACGGACTGTGAAAAGAATATGGGCGTGTTCCCGAGTGGCCAATGGGGACAGACTGTAAATCTGCTGCTTTTCAGCTTCGGTGGTTCGAA